TATGGGTTGATCGCAGTTAGTTCTATGCCCCATACCTTGGCCATGTTTGGGTTCTTGTGTATCTCCAGCTCACATATCGTTTGTTCAAACGGTAGGCCCGCTTTGTCTGCGTAGTACTTCACTTCCGATGGCGTGAGCGCGCAGCGTTCGTTTTTAAGCTGTGTGATCCGGGTCTTGTGGTACCCCAGCTCGTCTGCCATTTCTTGTAGTTCCATCCCGCTTTGGCGCCTTGCCAAATCTATTAATGTCGCTGGCGTAATAGGAATATTCAATAGCATAATTTCACTCCTAAGTAGCGAATTTTCACTATCGGTAGTACAATCTCACTACCGCTACCGGTTTACCTTTTTTGTTACCGGTAACGTACTTTACCACCATCGCGCCTTCCCGGTCAGTTGCAGTGATTCACAGCACGGCCTACCGCCAGAAGCAGGGCGGGCGTGTCAGTAACAGGGCTTGGAATAGCCTGGCATTGCGGTCGAAAGCGGCCCGGCTGGTGTGGTGGTTGTTTAACCCATGGAGCTACCCATGCCAGCTACTCAAATCTCTTTCGCGTCGTTCGCCGCTTCCCTCTTGGCCTCCGTTCAGGATGAGCCTATCGATTGCACTCCCTCCGCTGGCCTTGTGTTGGCTCCTGAAAAGGGCTCCGGCTTGGTAGCTCAGGCCGCGGCTAGCGGTGGGGAGTGCATTCATATCGATCTCTGGCGCGTTCATATTGAGCGGCCTTCCTTGCTCTGTATGCGTGAGGATTTTTGGCTTGATGGCATGCATCCGGGTTGGGCTGGTGTTGGCCTTGATGCTCCTTCTTTCGTTCCTTCTGGCTCCGCTGTAGTTCTCGGGCTTGAGGCTGGTTATCCGTTCATTGATAGCGGTGTTTCCCGCCCTGGGTGGTACGCATGACCCGCGCCCCCAACCTTGATGCAAACGACAAGCTCGTAAAGCGCGGCCTGCTTGTTTCTCACCACGGTTACCGCGCAAAGGTGCTTCGTGTTCGCGTGGGTCGTTGCCTCGTTGAGTTCGTCGGCTGTTGGTATCGCGGTCAGTACAGCACTGAGCTTTCTGCTGATCAGCGTGCGCCTAAGTGGCTTGCTTGCACCTCCGTTCAGGTGGTTTCCCCATGACAGCTCTGCGCGCTCCCTCGCGTGCGGGTGAGCGTCGAGCGCTGTTGCTCGTTTTCAAGGCCCTAGCTGCCTAACTCTGGAGTCTGTTATGTCTGCTTATGCGTCCCTCATGGAAATCATTCTCATCGAGGACAAAGTGTCCAAGAAGCCCAATGCTCAGGGCGTGTTCACGCAATGGAAAGAAGCCCGCGCTATCGTGCGCAAAGAGGATGGCAGTGTTGCCACTGTCGGTATGTTCCGAGTCCCGCCCGTCTTGGAGGGGCAGGTCGGGTTGGGACTCTATAGCGTCGGCTTCACCCTCGGCGTTCAGGACTACGGCGATAACGCTGGCCGCATACAAGCTCAGTACGTGAGCCTCACGCCTGTTGACCCTAAGCAGGTGTTCCGTGCTCCTTCGTCATCTGCTAAGCCTTCGGGCGCTCCCGCAGCATGATCGCCGTGCTGATCCTCGTGCTGGCTGGGTCGGCCTCTGGCGCTATGTCTAGCGCTCCTGCGCCTACCTACGTCACGCCCTCGGCCATTTGGGGTCAGTGATGATTGGCGCGCTGCTCCTTCCCTCGCTGCTGCTGGTCGGCTCCGTGCTGTGCGGCTGTGGCCTGCTGCTTGCCCTGCGTGCGGCGTTTCTGCGGGGTATGGGGCCGCGCCCCATGTTGGGCCTGTCCCGCGCTGCGTACCCCACGGCAAGAGGCGCGGCGGGCCTAGCGCGCCTGCCTTCCCTTTCCCTCCAGCCCTCGCCCTCGCAAGGCGCCTCGCGGCGCGTGGTCAGGCACAGCCTCGACCCGCGCAGCGCGGCGCCCGCAAAAGCATGGCCTTTTTCGTCGCTGATAAACCAGCCCGCCGCAGGCGCTGCGGCGCCTCTTTCCAAGGGTCTGTAACTATGGCTGCTTGCATTGCGCTTGAGGGCGGTATTGCTGGGCCTTTGCCTGCGTATTCGACAGGTGGCTCTGTCACTGTTGGGTCTGCTCCCGTCCGTAACGCCAACAGCTACACCTCGTTTGCTTGGGTTGTTGGTGATGCTGCTAAGGCCGGTGATCAGTGGGCTTGTCCTTCTGGTACGCATCTTCTTTTGACAGTCGATGAGGTCAACGCGCCCCCCTCGCTGTCTGTGGCTCCTGAGCAGGTAGCAAAGGCCTACGGCTGGGGCCTCGGCACTGTCCTTGTTCTGTGGGCCATCGGTTGGAGTGTTGGGGTTCTTGTTGGGGTGATTCGCAAGGGTTAGTGATTTCAGCGGCATGCCTGCCAGCGCTGGGAAGCGTCGTAGGTCATGTCGGTGCAATCCCGCACCTTTTAACGTGAAGGAACGAGCCATGAAGCTCTACACGCAAGCAAAGAAGTACGGCGCAAAGATCGCCGTTGGCGCAACTGGTCTGGCCCTGTCTGGCCTCGCTGCTGCACAAACCGCAACTGATCCTTTCGACGCCCTGTTTGCAGCCGTCGATTTCTCGGGCGTTGCTACCAAAGTGGGCGCTATGGGCATTGCCGTCATTGGCATTTGCCTTGCCTACAAGGGCATCGATCTGGTGAAGCGCGGCGTTCGCAAGGCCTAAGGGGCTTCCCATGATCGCGGGGCTCTCTGCTGCTCTGGTGCTGGCGCTCGTCGCCATGATTGGGGCCGTGGGGGGCCTCGCTTTTGTTTGTGGATTAAGGGGGCCATGATGCGTGCCACATTTCGCGCTGTCGCTCTTGCTGTCGGCGTCCTTGCTTTCTCCGCTACCTGCGCTCGTGCTCAGGGTCAGGCTGCAACGCTTACTCCTGCTGCGGGTCAGGCTGTCCAGGTTGTCAACGGCGCTAGGGTTGTCGCTGGTGGTGTCCTCGCTGGCGGCTACGTTCTGACAAGTGCCACGCTTGAATTTATCGGCGGCGTTGGTATCCGTGTGGGCTGGCGCATTGCTGGCGGTGCTGCTGTTGCTGCCGTCGCTGCGAGTTCCCTTGCGCCTCTAGTGCTTGGCGGCCTTGCTGTTGGTGCTGGTGCTGCTGCCATCTCTGATTGGTTGGACCGCGCACACGCTGCTGGCCTCGCTGAGGATTTGATTTTTGATTCAGCTACGGGTCGTGTATTGCGTCGGGGCATTCCCGGTTCTGGCTACGATCAAGAGCGCACATTGACTAACTCCGGTCAGACCATCGCGCAGATGTACGCGCAAAACAGTTGGATCGCTGATTCATGTGCAAACGGCTGCACTACTCGCATTCGTCCCCCTCCTAGCTACGGCTGCAACAACCAGTTTTGGGAAATCGTCAACAGTATTGGTAATCAGGTTACGGGCTGGTGCCTCAACGCTACTGGCGCTGTTCTTGCTGGTGATTCGCCTCCCTCCGTGCCTACGCAGTCTGATTGGGATACCTCTGCAGCGCAGCTAGCTAACGTTCCTCTCAGTCCCTCCGCGTTGCAGTCAATGGGTAAGCCTATTCCCGTTGACCCTTTGCCTGTCATCAATCCACCTGACGTACCTAATGACGATGTTTTGATTGGAGCTTCCAATCCTGCGCCTGTTCTTGGCAGCCGTCCCCAGACCATCGTCGGTCAGGCTACGCCTGTTCCTGGCACCACGCCTCAGCAGTACACACAGCCTACCTACGTTGTAACGCCTGCTCCTACTGACACTAGCCCTTACTCCGTTATCGTCGTTACTAACGTGGTCAATACGACTGATCCAGCCGTGCCCACCACTCCGACTGTTCCCGGTACAGCTACCCCTAGCACTCCCGATGTGTGCGCTCAGAACCCCGATGCCGCTATGTGTCAGCCACTGGGGACCTTCACAAATCCCGGTATGCCTCCTATTCCCGTCCTCTATGAGCGCAAATATCCGGATGGTCTGATAGGCATTTGGGACCAGAAAAAACAGGCCATGAGGGAGACCGCTGTCGCTCAGTTGGCCTCCCAAATCATGCCCTCTGGCATCGGTGATGGCGGGTGCCCTCAGTGGCAAATCCCTTTGGATGTGGGCTTCTGGGACTATGGGACCGTCCCCATTGGCATCCCTTGCGAGTATTGGGCTGTACTCCGGGTCATCATGATCATTGGGTCCCTTTTCTTGGCTCGCGCTTTGATCTTCGGGGGTTAGCATGATTGGCGATTTTTTTACCGCCCTCCTTGGCAAGATCGTCGCTGCTGTCGATTGGATCGGCGATCTTTTCGTTGCGGTTTTTCAGGCCCTTTGGGACGTTCTTCGCGATGCTGCTTGCTGGCCCTTTGAGCAACTGTTGAGCATCGTCGTATCTGCAATGGGCGCCCTCGATGTGTCGGGCGTTTCTGGCGCTCTTGGCATCTTCCATCAGATACCTGCCGGGGTGCTTGAGGTGATGGCCGCATTGGGCGCTGGCACCTGCTTTTCAATCGTCAGCGCTGCGATCGTTATCCGCCTTGTTTTGCAGTTGATTCCATTCGTGCGCCTTGGGTCGTGAGGTCGCTAAATGATCAATCTACTGATTGGCGCGCCCGGTGGTGGCAAGAGCTATGAGGCCTGCGTTTATCACATCCTTGCTGCTCTAAGGCGTGGCCGCAAGGTCATCACAAACCTCCCTGTAAATGTCGATATGTTCGCGGCATTGGACCCGGACTATCGCGATCTGTTGGAGCTTCGCCGCACCCCTCAGCCTATCCGCGGCACCTGGGCTGCTGGCACTGATGGCCCTGCTTTCAAGGTCGAGGGGGAGCCCAAAGATCAGCCCATTACTACCCGTTTGTTTTCTACCGTGTGGGACTACTACACGGATTGGAAACACAAATCTGGCATGGGTCCTCTGTTCGTCATTGACGAATGCCAATTGGCGTTGCCTCGCGGCAAGGTGGACCCTCATGTAGCGGAGTGGTACAGCCTCCACCGGCACTACAACTGCGACGTGCTCTTGCTCACGCAGGCATACGGCCGCATTGACAAATCCATTGTGGATCTCGTCCAGCTCGTCTACCGGGTGCGCAAGGCTGTAGCGTTTGGCCTGAACTCAAAGTACATACGCAAGGTTCAGGATGGTGTGCGCGGTGAGGTCGTTAGCACCTCGATGCGCGTGTACGAAAAGCGTTATTTCGGCCTCTATAAGAGTCACACGCAAGGCCAATCGGTAGGCGAAGAAGGCGCCTCAGATACTCGGCCTATCTGGATGGCTTGGCCCATTCTTGCGGCTGTCGCTTGCTTCGTCGTTGTGGGCGGCTTCGCTGCAACAGGTGGTTTCTCTGGCATGGTTACGCCAAAGATTTCTGCCCCTGCCGCGCCCTCTGCAAAGCACTCACCTGCCTGGCTAGATCAGCCCTCTCTTACTCCTGAGCAACGCGCGGACATAGCAAGGTCCTCCACTGCTGCTACTGCTCACCCTCTGCCAGTTGCTCAGGCTTCCCCTGACCCTGAGCCCGCTTCTCAAGAGCCTTATGCTGCTCTCGGTGTCCACCTCACCGGCTCTCTCACTCGCAAGGATGGCAGCACGCTCTATGCCTTCTCTTTCAGCCGTCAGGGCTCCTACCTGTACGCCGGCACAAGTGATGACCTCAAGGCGGCGGGTTACAGCTTCCGTGCCCTTGCTCACTGTGTCGGGGAACTCTCATGGGGTAAGGTCCGCCGCATCGTCATTTGCGACACACCGCAGGTTTCGCTAGCGGTCGGTCCTGCACCCGGTAGCGGCGTCCGTTCTTTCACCGTTGACCCTGTGGCCCTTGCGCGTGAGGGCGTCGAGCACGCCCGCGAGGGGACCCCGCTTGCGGGGAGTAGCGCGGGCGCGCGCAGCGCGCCCTAGATTTATCCAATAAACACTTTAGAACACGTGTCAGAGAACCCAGTCTTTTTGCCTCATGGTCGCCAGTTGATCGGCTTCCGTTTGGACGTTCCTCGTCCCGGCACACTCCTGGTTTGGGAGTGGGCTGACGGTGATTGGTGTTTCCTCGATGAGCTGTGGCGGCGTCAGTACCGTCATAAGCAAGGGGGCGTTGTAGCCCTCTGGTACTCGGGCATCTAGCCCAAAAAAGGTGAACCCGGCATAGGCGGCAACCTATCCGGGTTCGTGGTCACAACATAAAAGGGGTATGCCGTGGCAGTACGGATTTTAGAGAACTTCGATGGATCGCGCTACGCAGTTATGAGCTATGGCTCTGGCCGCTTCAAAGTGCGTGCACATGACCTGGGCAATGGCCACATGGAGGTTTCTGGTGTTGAGCGTGTTGACTGGAAAGAGCTTGAATGGACTCCGCAGCAAATTGCCGATCATTTGGAGATGCTCGCAAATGCTGAGCTTGAGGACGTCGATCGTCGCAAGCGTGCCTTGAACATAGCCGCAAACCGTGCCAAAACGCGCGTTCGCAAGCTCTGCAAGGCCATGGGCGCTGACACCCTCATGACCCTCACTTACAAGGCCAATCAGACCGATTTGGAGCTTTGCAAACGACACCTGAAAGAGTTCGTGCGCAGGGTTCGGCGTGTCATTCCAGATTTCCGTGCTGTGTGCGGTTTCGAGCAACAGAAACGCGGTGCGTGGCATGTCCATATGGCTACCGTTAAGCTCCCCTCCAGCCTCAAAGCTCGCAATGGGGTCGCTGTGAAGTCTTTCAATGTGCTTCGTGCAATCTGGCGCTCAGTCACAAAAGAGCATGGCGGCAACGTTGATATCTCAGCCCGCAAGCGTCACAGCCAGCGCAGCGCAGCACGTATCGCGGCCTACCTTTCAAAGTACATCACCAAGTCATTCGAGGACGGCGAAAAGTGGTCAAACCGGTGGACGAAATTCGGTGATGTGACGTTGCCCCCTCCGATTGATCTTGGTGAGTTTGATGACATTGGCAAGGCCATGCAAAACGCTGCACTCTGCTACCTGTCTGGCCGGGTAGACACCATGCATATGAGCCGCTGGGGAGATTGGTTCTATTTCGCCTTTGAGGGCGGTCCGGATAGCGGGGTGCACCATGGCCCTGCCTAATCAAAATGCCCGGCTCGTTACCGGTAACAGTTCAGCCTTGCGCGTTGCTGAACATCGGTCTAAACATGTGCGCCTTGATGTGTCTGTAAATTTACCGATTGGTAAAAGTATTGACGATCTAGCATCCCTCTACGACTGCAAAAAAGCGGTTGTCGTGCGGTCCCTTTTACGCTTTGCGCTTACCAACAGGGATTGGAAACAACAGGGTCTTTTATGGAGGGATGATTGATGGCTCTGATCGGCTATGCGCGTGTGTCAACTCGCGATCAGGAAACACATATGCAACTCGATGCACTTGCTCGCGCTGGTGCTGTTCGTGTGTATCAGGAGCAGGCCAGTTCTGTCGGTTCCCGGCCTGAGCTTCAGCGCTGTTTGTCTGAGCTTCGTCCCGGTGATGTTCTCGTTGTTTACAAGCTGGATCGTGTGGCTCGTTCCCTCGTTGATCTGCTTGCAATACTTGATCGCGTGAAGGTTTCCGGGGCTGAGATACGCTCTCTGAATGAGCCGTTGGATACGTCCACACCGTTGGGCGTGTTTATGATTCAGATGCTCGGCGCTATCGCTCAGTTAGAGCGGGGAATGATCCGTGATCGCGTCATTGCTGGGCAGGTTGCTGCGATTGAAAGGGGTGTGCGCCATGGCCGCCCCCGTGTCCTCACTGCCTCTCAGTCAGCTCATGCGCTTGAGCTGCTGGCTTCCGGCGCTACTCAAGCTGCTGTTGCGCGACAATTGGGGGTTAGTCGGGGTGCCGTTGATCGTCTGCAGAATCCGTGGCGTCCTAGGTATGCCGCTCGTAGGCCAGTTCTCGGACCACTGTTGAATGCCCATGGGATCATGCGTTGAAGTAATA